TGACAGAGGTATAACCAATCCTAAAATTATGAGAGCGGTCGATTTTCTTAATATGGGATAATATCATCCACCGTCAACTCCCGCCACGCTTTCTCAACCCCGATAAACTGCTTATGGCAAGCCCACAAATCCAAGAACAACCCAAGCGGACAAAGCCAAAAATCATCAGCACTCATCCGCATTTGAACAGTTCCGTAATAATACAGCCGAGTAAAAGTTTCAGAGTCCGTTACTCGGCTGTTTCGTTTTTTGACTCGTCACCCTCGCTGACCACATTCCGAGCCGTTCCTTTAAACATCGCCTCTGTTATTGCTGACTTATACCCCGCCAATTCCAACGGCGAAGTAAGAAGCTCGACTTCATCTTCGGTCAACAGTTCATTCGGCGATTCCTTATTTTTGAGGTTGTAAACCATAATAGACTGATTCGCCAACAAAGTCAAAAGCCACACGATTTCATCGAGAGCAAGTTCAAAATTCTCGGCTTTCAAAAGCCGTTCGCCGAGGTTTTCCAACCCGCCGTACCGTGATGCGATTGCCTTAGTTGCACGAGTCGTTAGCAATAACTCATGCTCATCACCGCCGATTTTTATAGTAGCGGTTCTTTCATTATCAGCCAATTTCCTCACCTCCGAAATTGGGTTCATAAACAGAAGTGAACCACTCGGAAATAGTGTCCGAATCCACCCCGCTTTCGCCCTCCGTGACCTCTGCCTTCCACGGATGTTTCCCCGATTCGTCAGCCTTATTTCGCCGCAGAACCGTCCCCTCTATTGTCGGTGTATTGAACGTAATACTGTCGCCTTTGGTTTGCAGATTAGTCGCGGGAATACCGAATTTCACCCGATAAAGCCAAAAATATCTGTAGCGGTTATTCGGCTTTAACGCACGGAATCCCACCGCCACAGGCGAGCCGTCATTTTCGCTTGCAGAAATCAGAACGCCGTTGTCATCGACTTTCACCCCTGTCAAATCTTGTGCGGCTTTTGTGCCGATATCGTCCACGCCGAGGGAGAGCTTCCCGCTCTTAAAATCCTTAATAATATCCGAAACGCCGTCATCGGCGTGTAACACCGCCTCGGCGAGTTCAATCGACAAATCCGCCTTGATTGCCTTCGCCAACGGAACGGGCGTTCCGTAAGTTTCCTCACCCTTGCTGTCCTCCGTGATTTTTGCATAAAACAGCTTGTCAAACCCGATTAATGCCATTGTTTTAATCCTCCAATTCGTAATTTTTAGCGATGTCAATCGCTTGATTGTGGTAGCCACTGTCGGTTTCATAACCTACATACAGCCGTGAAGTAATCGTAAAATCTGCGTTCAATAACGCTTTTACAATTTGATTTTTTCGCTTGATATAGTTCCCCTTGCTGAACAGCGAGAGCCGTGCCTCCTGTGTTTCGTTTTGCGGACGGTTGTCGGCGTGAACCTCAAATACATCGGCGAGCGGAGTGATTACAATGTACTCATCCGGCGCGGTATCGCTGAACACGCCAGTCTCCACTGATAAATTGAGCGTTTCCAACAACGCAGTTAATTCTGATAAAATACTCATAATTTGCTAATCTCATCTTCTATTTTACGTTTCATTGCCTCAATCGCCGGAGCGCGGCTCTGTGACTTGGCGGGTTTTAAGAACGGTTTAGGCGGCTGATTGTGTTTGCCGTACTCGATTATATTTCCGAGCATGGCATTAGTCGCTTTTCCCCGCCGTGGCTCTCGAAATCCGATTTTCACATCATAATTTCCGTTTCTGTCAAGCCGAGGTTTGGAAACTCCCAACGCACTCACAAGTTCGCCTGTTGAGCGTGATTTGTACTTGAGATTTTTTCCGATAACCGACTGCAGATTGCTTTTGACTTTCGCAAGCACAACTTCGCCGCCCGCCTCAAGCACCTTCGGAATAATGTCATCGGTGCGGCTTTCGAGTTTGGCAAGCGAATCGAGAAAATCATCCGGCATCGACATTTTAACTTGTGCCATTTTTACTCGCCTCCAGTCTCTCGCATAAGATTTCGATATACATTCCCCGACCGCGAATATCCTCCGCACTGAGAATTTTGTACCGTTTACCGCCGCAAATAATTAATTGTTTAGTCGTGACTTCCACATTTGGAATTTTGCGAAACCGAAACAAACAAGTCGCAGTCGAGAAAGCGGCTCTGTTAGCCCATATTTTCGTGCCGTGACGTTCCTCTTTGTAGGCACGGACACTCGCAAGAACGACATCACTTGAAACTGCAAACCCCTCCGAGTCTTTACGCAGAGCAGTTTCGATAATATCAATAAACGCACTCATTTTGCCTAAACTCATAAATGCCACCGTTCCTTGTTGAGTTCAAGTAATCGCTGAACGGTCTCCATCACATTGTTGGCGGCACTGGCAGTATCGGCGAAAAACCCGCCAGTCGAACCGTCCCGCGATTCGTACCAATGTGTGACGAGAAGAATCACCGCCTGTTCAGTCACAGGCGGGATTTTCTTCCAAACACGCTCTAACTTTTGAAAAGACATCGCATAATCAAGTGCGGCGAGGATATACCCGCGAATCAAACCATCATCCTCCGCTCCCAATTCAGGAGTCAGAATCAGATTCGCCTTTACTTTTGGCAACAGCGAGTTTACATGATTATCCATCACGATGCTTTCATTTTGAGAATCTGCACAGCTTCGGGGAGTAATAATTTACCGTCCACCCGCTCTTTGGCAAGAAACGCCACCATTCCGTTACCCGCAAACAACTCCTTCAACTCGGCGAACGAGCGAGTGCCTCTATCACCGATGTTGTAGTAACTGAAATCGCCGAAAGCCATAACTTTCGCACCCGCCGCGATTGTCGGCACATATGCGGAGGTGTGGATATTGTAGCCGAGGAGTCGGTCGGGTTCACCCGCTTGGTAGGACGGTTGCCATAAATATTGCCCTGTTGTGTCTTTCAGCTTGCGGAGATTCGCCAACGTCTGGTCGTTGGTGATAAACGAGGCGTTTTTCCTGTACGGACGTTTAAGCGAGTACACGAGGTTCAGCACCTCATCGGACGTAATCGCCGCCGCACCCGCCGTAGTCACACCGATTTCGCCGCCGCCTGTTGCGGCAAGCAAACCAAGCGGCTGAGTCGTTCCGTTGCCGTTCAAGAACGCATCCTCTTCCGAGTTAGCGAGAGCCATTCCGAATTGCCGCAGAATATATCCCTCAAGATTGAAAGCGTTGTCGTACAACAACTCCTCGGTGATTTTCACGGCAACGTGAAGTTTGTGTGCATCGAGAGTTGTCTGCGAGAAAGTCGCATCGCTGAATTGCAATGCACCACCCTCGGCAATCCACAGTGCGGCGGGTTTTGTCCCTGCGATGTTGATTTTATGCTCGGCAGACGTTTTAATAATCGTGCCGAGTTTCCGCATAATGCACTCTTCAGAAAGCGTTTCGATGAGCCGCGAATCGTACTCTTCGGGTACGAGGTACCCGCCGTTGGCATCAGTCCCGACTTCGAGTACATTGCTGATTTGACGGAAGTTTGAACGCAGTGCCTTGAGCATATCTGCCTTGTACTCATCGCTTGCCCTGCCAGTTTTTACGTTTTCCGGCGTTTCGGGTTTTTGCGGAGAGCCAACAATCGGTGCAGAAGTCGGTTTCTTGAGTTCATTCTCAATCGCCGACAGCTTACCCTCGCGTTCGATTTCCGCAGTGAGTGCCGAAATATCAGCCTCCATTTTGTCGTAGGTGGCGGAGTCCTCAGCCGAGAGTGTAACGGACACCGCACGTTTCTCGTCAAGAAAAGCCCTCGCCGCCGTGATTGCCTTGTTCCTCTTGTCGTAAAGCTCATTGATTTTCATTAGAAATTACCTCCGTTTAATAATTTAAGCCGTGTATAACACGACTCAATGGTTGTTTGGTTTTCGTCAACAACAGGCTCGGTAATCGACTCTGTTTGGTTGACAATTTGCTTTTCAAATTTGCCTGTAATCGGCTCGGTGACAGACTCGGATTTTTCAATATACCCGTCTGCCAATCCGTGTTCAATCGCCTCGTTTGACGGGATTAACTCCGCTTTGTTCATCAGAAAGTTGAGTTGTTCACGCGACAGTCCCGTCCGCTTTTCGTAGGCATTGATAATCCCCTCTTTGACTTTGTCTAAGTCAACGGCAACTCGCCGCATTTCCTCACTGTCACCAATCGCGATTGTTGACGGATTGTGAATCAACATATACGCAGTCGGTGACATCAGCACCGTGTCTGCAGACATAGCAATTACACTCGCCGCCGATGCACAGATTGCTCTAACTTGGAATTAATCCGCTTGTCGATTTGGTACGCTTGTGAAAGATATTCTTTCGCTGATAATGCTCTCATAATTACCCTCCTAAATTCGCCTTTACAGCGTTTATTAAACTATCTTGACTCCGCTCCTTGCGGGATAATGCCGCCATAATCTGCTCGTCAATTGTCCCCTCGGTGATGATATGATGAAGTGTTACCGTCCGTGACTGCTGCCCCTGCCTGTATAATCGGGCGATGGTTTGTTGGTATAACTCAAGCGACCACGTCAGTCCAAACCAAATCAGCGTACTGCCGCCCGACTGCAAATTCAGACCGTGTCCGGCACTGGCAGGGTGGATGACTGCCACAGGAATCTCGCCGTTATTCCAACGCCGAATGCTGTCATCGCTTTTGAGTTCGGTGACGGAAAACCGCTCCTTAATCCGCACCAAGTCATGTTTATACCAGTAAGCGACTAACACAGGCTTACCGTTTGCCGACTCGATTAAATCCTCCAACAACTCCAACTTACGCTCATGGATTACGCTGACATCGCCGTTGTCATCGTAGACCGCTCCGTTTGCCATCTGTGTCAGCTTGCCAGAGAGAGCGGCGGCGTTGGCGGCGGTGACTTCCATGTCCTCAATGATTAAATCCCGCTTGAGTTTGTCGTATAACCGCCGTTCTTTTTCGGAAAGACTGACTTTATGCTCCACCGACAGCAGCTCCGGCATAGGCAAATGGTCAATGGCTTTCATGCTGATTGTGATGTCGGCGATTTTGTCGTAGATTTGCGGCTCGGAATCGGGACGGATTTTGTAACTGAAAATCTGCTCGCCGTTCCGTTTGTCGGGTTGGAAATATGCCTCCCGATACCGCCCGATGAATTTGCCTAATCGCTGACCCATATCAAGCAACCGAAACTCTGCCCATAAATCCATTAAGCCGTTCCCGCTCGGAGTTCCTGTCAATCCGACTATTCGCCGAATTCGCGGTCTGACTCTCATTAACGCTTTGAATCGCTGTGCCTTGTGGGACTTGAACGATGACAATTCATCGATTACAACCATATCGTAATTGAAGGGACGCGTCACACTGGTGTGCTCGTGAATCAGCCATTTCACATTCTCGCGGTTGATTACATAAATGTCGGCTTTGGCTTGAAGAGCCGCCAACCGCTCCGCCGCCGTTCCGACCGCCACCGATACTCGCAAATGCCGCAGATGTTCCCACTTTTGCGATTCTTGTTTCCAAACCGTGGAAGCTACTCGAAGCGGGGCGATGACAAGAATTTTGCTGACATCGAAATCGTCGAAAAGAAGTCGCTCGATTGCGGTCAGTGTGATGGCGGTTTTGCCGAGTCCCATGTCCAAGAAAACGGCGGCAATCGGATTGTCGATGATGTAATCAACGGCAAACCGCTGATAATCATGTGGCTCGAATTTCATCAATAATTCCCCCAATCTGAGTTATATCGTCCAAGACGAATACTCGAAAACCAAGCCGCCGTAACAGACCGTGCCTTGCCTCCTGTAACGGAGTCGGTTTCTTGCCATAACGCTTGACTTCAACAAATCCGATTTTGCCTTCGGGAAGTAAAACGAGGCGGTCGGGGAATCCGTCAAAGCCGGGGCTTGTAAACTTGGGTGCGATACCGCCGACTGCTTTGACGGCTTTGACGAGTTTCTGTTCGATTGCTTTTTCGCTCATAAGTTTCCTTTCGTAAGACACAACTTCGATAAAATTAGTTGTGCTTGATTTTTTCGTGGTTTCATGCGGTTTGTTGGCACTCGACACACAAGCTACACAAGATTTCCCTATATATGCGTGTGCGGATTACAGGCGTTGTTTTTATGTTGTTTTTAACCCATTTTGTATATAATGGAAAATGGTTGTGTTACTTGTGTTTCAAGAGCCGAAAAACCTTGCTGTAAAGCCGTTTTTATAAACTGACACAACTTCGTGCATAAAGTCGCTGCCGTCCATAAAGCGGGAGTTTCTTGATAGAATTACCCCGCTCCCAATTATCCACTTTTGTCATTAATGCGGCTAACGCATAGGAATCGGTGGGTTTCAATTCGGACAGATTCCGTCCGAAACACTCGCACCAAATCTCGGCGTTGCTGACGGTTTCCCGCCGCACTGAACCTATGGGTCGGGTTGGATTATCAGGGTCGCTGATATAACTGCGGCGTTCGTAGACGGTCATGGTTTCCCAAGTATCCGGCAATAAAGTGTCGAGGTATTTCTCGACCATGCCCTGCCGTTCGTCAACCTCCATCGCCTCACGTTGTGCCTCTGCCGCCGCCGTAATTAACTCGCCTTCGAGATACAGCCGCTCGCTCGACTGCCACAAATGTTTCGCCTCCGCCCAAATTTGGTCGCGTTCATCGGCGGCGAAGCTCCACCGCTTAATCTGCACTTCTTGGTGGCATTTCACAATCCAAAACCGCCGATTGCCTGTGACATCACGCAAATACCCCCGCTCGCCGTTGACCGAGCCGATAATCACGCACTGGCGCGGATGACTCTCGACCGTCTTGCCGTAACTCGGACGGTATTTGTCATCGGCGGTTGACAAGAACGATTTCACCCGCTCGACATCGGCTTTTTTCATTCCCGCCAACTCCCCGATTTCAACAATCCAAAACCCCTGCAATTTCTCGGCGGCACATTTATCGTCCATGTCGGTCAGCGACAGCGTTTCGGAGTAAAATTCCTCACCGACAAGGTCTTTAAAAAGCGTGGATTTCCCAATCCCCTGTGCGCCGTCAAATACGAGAACGCTGTCAAACTTCGTGCCGGGTTTGTAAATCCGAGCCACCGCCGCCGCGAAGGTTTTTCTCGTGACGGCACGGACATAGGGCGTGTCATCGGCTTGCAGACAGCGAATCAACAGGGTTTCAATGCGGGAAACGCCGTCCCAAAGAGGCAGTCCGTTGAGGTAATCGCGGATGGGATGGAAACGGCGGTCATCGGCGATTTTCGTAAAACTGACATCATGGTTTCGGCTTGAGAACGGCACATATCGCGTGTCAAGCAGAGCCTTCAATTGAGCGGTATCGGCATCGCGCCAGTATTTGTTGTCGGGAGGACGTTCCCACGGCACATCGCCCGTAAGCTGAATGCGGTTTGCCAATTCGTTATACGCGAAGTTGGCGAAGTCGGGGTCGTTGTTGAGAATCAGCATGGCGTTCCACACGCTGTTTTCGAGGACACTACTGCGGGTCTGATATTTGAGCAACCTTCGCCAGTCCGCCGCCTCTTCAAATAACGCCTTCGCCTCCTCGACTTTCTCGGCATTCAGCTTGAGCTTCACCGCATCTAAAGTTCCCGCGTAATCGAGCATGGCTTTGACGGAGGATTTGTCATCTAAATCGCCGAAACGATGAATGCGATATAAGTCGAAAGCGTTCAGAAGTTTGCCGCAAGCGGGGTCGGTTGCATGGTGACTATATGCGAATTTTCCGTGTTCATAAACGACAAGACCGCCGTGGCTTTCACCTCGACAGTAGGTATATCGGTCGGGTTGGGTCGTGCTTTCGTAAACGCCGTCCAAAAGGCTCTCGATGACATCATCGACCGTGTACACTCTGCAAAACGCACCAATCAGACCGCTCTTTTCAAGAGGGTCTTGTTGGCGGTTGATTTCACGCTTGACTGCCTCGCTCTCACTTTTAGTCGTTGCCCACTGCGAGCAGTCCCGCCAGTCATCGTACTCCGCGAGAATCGCATCGACATCGAGAAGTTGACCGTCTTGCCGTTGGAAGTCGTAAACGCCGTTAGTCGAACAGGACGGGAAATACATCATGCGGTTGCACTCGAAACTGCAGGGGTCGACAAGTTCCATGCCAACCCGCTCCGCTATTTTCCGCAGAATCGGCGGGGCTTCATCGGGGCTGACGTTCCGGCTGAACAACACGGCGAGCCTGTATCGCTGATTTTCGAGCGTGTGACTGTGGGTCGTGTGAATAAACCACGTCATGCCCGGCAGTGCCGTCCGAATCAGCTTGAGGAAGTTCACGTCTTCAGGGATGGAATCGAAGTCGAGCATTCCGAAAGAAAGGTGAATCACGTTTTCGGATTTCCGACTGCCGCCTCGGAGCTTCCCCGCCACGAGACCGCCGTGGTCTTTGAGTTCCTCGCGGCGGGATTTTGACATCTTTGCGAATTCCTCTGCGGTCTCGCTTGTGCGAATGGGGTTGACAAACCGCTCTAATAGGGCGTTCCATTCGATTGACTTGTTTTTGTACTTCTTCTGCGTTTTGCTGTCGGTGACAGCAATGTCGACTATTCTCATTCGTACCCTCCGTTAAATCTTCATATTTCCGAATCCGAAAAATACCGAATCGGAATATTGTGTTCTTTTGCAAACTCCATCTCGGCAAGCATTCCGTCACTGACAACATCGCCCATCACCCATAATTGCTCACACATGGATAATAGTTGAATAGCGAAACTCATGCCGAGTTTCCGCTCCGCTTTGTCGTTGTCATCCAAAAACTGCGTGAAATGAAGATGTGCCGCCAAAGGCATCACACCTTTGTTGACGGCAAACTTGCAGTAGGCAATCGCACGTCTGACGTTGCCTTCGGTATCGCCTTTATACGGCGAGCAGATGTAAGCTGTAATCATACCGTGCCTCCGTCTTTTTGGAGTTTTTCTGTGCAAACTTCGCACAAAATAGTCGTTGAGTAAAGGTCAGCCTCACCGTCTTTTAGCACGTCAACGATGTCTATTTTCTGCTCAATTCCGCATCGCGGACAATGGCAGTTCACGTTGTCGCATTCTATTTTGATTGTGATTTCTGCACTGCCAATGGTTTCTTTTACATAAAACATAACGCATCCTTTCCGGCATAAATATGCCTAACACCTCTCTGCGGATATACCGCACCATTCCAACAACTTACAGATGAATTCCTCACCCCACTCGCTGAAAGTGTAATAATCCGCATCGTCAGCCTCACTGCGTTCTTGTGCGGTTATGCTGTCGTTATCGACCGTGATGTAATACCGCTTGGGGTTTAATCGGCACTTTTTCAGCCAAAGTTTGTCTTGTTCGTTCATGAGTTTTTCTCCAATTCTTCTATTCTCGCATGGGCATCGGCGAGTTGCATTTTTAAGTTTTCGATAATTGAATTCTTGTGCGACACCGCATTGTGGTGCGTGACTTTGAGATTAGCAAGTTCCGACTCAGCCTCTGCCGCACGAACACGCAGTTCCTTGACTTCCTCTTCGAGCGTTTTAGGGAGCATAGCCGGAATCGGCGGCGGTTTAGATTTTTTTGCAGTCTTCGGCGGCGGGGACGGTTCATCGGCAACAACGGTGAAAGTTTTCGACGGTGCGGCATCAACAATGGGAATGTCAACTTCTAACTTCTTTTTGTCGAGCGTTGCTTTATATGCACCCCATAAGGTTTTCTCGCCTTTGTCAAGCTGTTCTATGACTTTCGGTTCAGCGTTTTTTACGATATACTTCGCACGTTCATATTGCTTACCGCTCATGCCGAATTTTTCACCAACGGCATCACGAGTTCTTCCTTTTCCAAGATAGGGACAATTGTCCCTATCTTCATTCAATCCACCCTTGCCGCCTGCAGATTTACGTTCAAGCGACTTTACTTCTTCAATTTCCTCAATCAATCGTGCATAATCCATTGTTTCAGAAAAGGTGAATTGTTTCCTTTGTTCATTTTCGGCAAACTCAATCCGTAGTGCCTGTTCCGCATCAACGGCGGGAATAACGTGTGCCATGATTTCCATTTCGCCGTTTAATTCCACCGCTCTTAACCGCCGCAGTCCGGCGAGGAGTTGATACTCCTCACCTTTATCGCCAATCGGCATTACCAAGACAGGATGAAATAAACCATCCTTTTTTATCTCCGCCGCAAATTCGGGAATGTCTGTCACTTCTTTACGAATTCGCTCGGTAATCTTGATTTTATCAATTGAGATAATCATCGTTATCCTCCAACCACACAAGACGTTTTTTACTCCGGCTGTTAAGCCCTTTATTGTAATGCTCCACAAAAATGCGACAGAATTTTTTTCGCGTGGATGCGGAATTGACTGCCCCGCGAACACGGGCGGTTTGGCAGTAATCATACCAAACGAGTGCGAATTTATCTGCCATACGAGCAGTAAAATCAGCCTTTCCGAAACGGCTCACGAATTCGGCAACACCGAGCAGACACTCATATTGCGATGCAACAGGAATCCCGCACCATGTATTTGCAATGAGACTGAGCGTTTCGTTAAACACGGCATAACCGTAATCATTGGCAATCGTGAATAGTGCGTGAATAGAGCCGAGATTCCAAAAGGTCTTACCACCGCCAACCTTGAAACCATTCGCCTTGACAATGTCGTTTATGCGAATACACTGTTCATCTTCGGAAAGAATCCCCGCCTTAAAGTTGTCAAACTGAGTAAGGTTGCGTTTGTCTCGGTTTTGTTTTCGGAAATAGTCGGCTTCCTGTTGGTAGGTCAAGCCCTCCAAAACCACGCACAAAGCGTGAGTGTAACCAAGATTACGCATCGCCTTTGCACGGTGCGCGCCGTCTATGATGTGAAACTTTCCGTCTCTAAGCGAAACGGTAAGAGTGCCGAGTTTTGCTTCGTCAAAGCGTTTGACGATGTTTGCGACTTGTGTGTCGCTCGTCCCGCGCTGATAGTCGGCGGGTTCAAGTTCAGCGAGAGCAATTCGCTTAATACGCTGATTAGTTGTTTTCGTAGTGTTCATAGATTTACCTCAATCTTTCCTATAAAATTTACTCTGAAATCCGTCTGCTTTCATAATCAAGCCGTCAGCCCACGAAGGCAGTCGGCTCATCAGTCCGCAGACAGTTTCGACTTTTACATTTTGCGGCACTTCAAGTACCGCCTCATCGTGAATGTGCAAAACAATGTCATAATCCTGTAACGTCTTCAGCGAGAACGCAAGCAAGTCACGCGCCACACTTTGGCAGATGTTCTCGACCCACTTCCCGCCATAACTTTCAATCCGATTCCACCGCTTATTCGTGCCGACACCCATATATGACACGCAGGGCTTGCCGAAACGGTTCTCGCCGATTTGCGGTTTGTAGTAGGCAAGCCGCCGACCGCTCGGCAGAATAATAAACAACCACTCATGCTTGCACTCGAATTGTAATCCGTGGGTTTGCGTAGGAATCCGTTCTTCAACCGCCTGTACTGCCGCCCTGTCGACTGCGTACCAAAACCGCACAATGTTGGGATTCGCCGACCGCCACGCTTTTACCAATGACGGCAGTCCACTTTCGGTTAATCCCATTGACAACGCGCCCATGCTTTTCAATGCCGCATTAGAACCACCGTAACCGAGAGCCAGTTCCGCAACTTTACCTTTTGAACGGAGCGGTTTATCAATCCTGTCGAGCGGAATATTGAACATCGCACTCGCCGAGGCTTCATAGATTTTGCCGTGCGTAGCGAACACCTCATTTCGCCACGTTTCCCCCGCGAGCCACGCAAGCACCCGCGCCTCGATTGCCGAAAAATCCGAAACGATGAGTTTGTTGCCCGACTTTGGAATAAAAGCCGTGCGGATTAGTTCCGACAAAGTTTCCGGCACAGAATCGTAAAGCAACTCCACCATTTCCATATCGCCATTTTTTACTAAGCCGCGAGCCTGTTTCAAATCGGGGAGGGTTGTCGCGGGAAGATTCTGTGCTTGCACGTTACGTCCAACCCAACGTCCTGTCCGAGAGCCGCAAAACTGAAATAATCCCCGCACCCGATTATCGGAGCAGACACAGTTCTGCATCGCGTAATATTTGGCAATACTCGTTTTGTTGTGCTTTCCGACACAGCCGTCCATGTCGACCACCTTGTCAACAAGAGCCATGTCGAGCAGAACGCCTCGGTCGTTGATTAACTGGTCGATTGCGTACAGTTCCCACTCTTCATCGGAGACAGGGAAGTCAGCGAATCGTGATTGTGCTGCCATTTCGACTTCCACGTCAACACGATTGTACTCCTTGAACGTCTGCCAATCGCTGTCCTCGGTAAGCGAGAATTGTTGGGTTTTGCTTGGAACGCAGAATTTCTTAATGAGCCGCTTACCCTCGGACATTTTCCGTTGTTCAAGGTTCAGCACTTCACCCGCCCATTCGAGAGCCAACGGCAATCCGAGCGTTGCCGCCCAGACCATACTGCACCGCCAACTCTTGGGATTGATATATTTTCCAACACCGAGCAGATGTCTCGACAGACATACCCGTTCAAACATGGCGTTCCATGCCCATTTGAGAACGCCGTCATTTGTGAGTGCGGCGAGAATCTTCGGCGGGATTTTCTCGCCGTGTTCAAGGTCAATTACACGGACGGGGCTTCCGTCTACCGAATAGCCAAAAAGCAGAATCTTAAAGTCGGGAGCTTCGGCATACCGATGAACGCCGCACTTGATTAAATCGACAGATGAATACGTTTCAATGTCAATGCTGATACTTTTCATTCAGTTCCCCCTTCAATTTTTTCAATATTAGCCGTTCAAGACGTGAAATATATGATTGTTCTACACCGACAACCTTTGCAGTTTCCGACTGTGTTTTGTTTTCATAAAACCGCATTTGGATAATGAGCCGCTCCCGTTCATTGAGTTTAGAAACCGCATTCCGCAAATCCATGAATTCTGCTTCACGTTCGAGAGGGTCATCGTCATAATGTGCAAAATTGGCACAAACCTCTGTAAACTCGAAATCATTGCCCTCTTCGTTCACCCATATCATGGGAAGTGTGAATTCCCGCCACGGATTTTCTTTTCGCAGAAACATGAGAATTTCATTGTTAATGCACCGACTTGCATAAGTCGCGAATTTGAATCCCCGCGACTCGTCAAAGGTATTCGCGGCTTTTACCAATCCCACATTTCCGACCGACACAAGTTCGTCAAATTCGATACCTGTGCTGAGATACTTCTTGGCGATATATCCCGACAATCCTGTATGCTCTGCCGCATTTACCATTACTTTCACCGTCCTTAAAAGAGAGGGGAGCGAGTGGAAACCCGCTCCCACTTACAAAAACTAATACAAATAATCGTCATCATCATCGCCGCCGCCGTCATAACTGAAATCATCATCGAACGCGTCCTCGGCTTTGCCTTTACCGCCGAGTGAATCGCCGTCCTTGACTTTCTGAATGTGATTCAAACCACAGGCGATGCCTTTATTTCCGTTGGAATTGAATGCGTAAAAGTTCACGTTGGCTCTTGCGTAGACACCGCTATAAACCTCCGAGCGGTCGAGAATCGGTGAGCGATTCAAGTCTACAATGCCCGGCGCATCGGCTGAGTTGGCATTGACAAAAAAGCTATTCGCGTATGCCTCATCATCGGGACGTTCCTCATCGCCGTCACGGAGCGGGGTTTTGAGTGCGGTAAGCGGAGGCACGGTTTTTCCGTTGCCCTTCAGCTTGCCTTGTCCCTCATCGTAGGCGGCTTTGATTGCCTTCTTGATTCTGTCAAGGGTCTTTTTGTCGTCTTTGCGGATAATCAGCGAAACGCTGAATTTCGGCGTACCGCCGTTGATTGACTTCGCCTCCCACACGTTGGCATAGGATAAACGCACGATTTCCGTGGTGACTTCTTGGGGGCTTTTGGTTTTCTTGTTCATAAGATTTACTCCATTTCATTTTTTTCTTGTAGCGAAGGCGGCTCTGAAAAAGCCTCATCCGCAGTGGTTACTGTAATCGGCTCTCGTTTGTCGCTTTCCGGCACGAGAGCGGGTTTTCCGAGCGGTTTGATAATTAAATCGGCGAGCAGTTCATTCAGCTTTTTCGCACCGCCGACCGCCTTGCCGAGTTCGGTAATACCGAGCAGCTCGCTTTTGTAGATTTTTGTGTGACCGTTCTTGCGTAGGATTTCGGCGGCTTTGTCGGAATCGGTGATTTTACGGCGGGAAGTTCCCCTCACCAATTTGAAACCGCTCCACTGTTTGCCTTTACAGGCGGCTTTGAACGCGTAATCTTGAATGTCTTTCGCCCACGCTGTCAAGCCTTCGATTTTGCCGAGAAAGCTTTCAATCTCGTCATCTTCGAGTAGGGACGGAAGCGTGACGGGGTCTGCGAACGCATACTTCGCCAATTCCATGTTGTGTTCGGCTCTTGCCCTGCACTCGGATTTCGCACGGCAGAATCCACACCAGTCTCCGCATTGAAATTCCCCCTCGCCCTTGAAAGCGATGTCGGCAGTCGGCTTTAATTCCTCATCTGCCCATTGGTACAACTCGGCGGCACTCATCTTGAATGTGCTGATATTCTCGCGGCGGGGCTGATAGACGGTCATGCTGACAGTTTCAATGTCGTAAATACCGTCAAATAAATCCAACGCACCGAGAGCGTACAACTTCATCTGCGGGTTGTCCTCCGCAACCACCAAAACCCCTGTACCGTACTTGAAATCCACGACATGGAGCGTTCCGTCTGCGATGATGACACAGTCAGCCGTGCCGAATCCCTCCGGCACCCACCGCGAGAAGTCGAGCCGTTGTTCGACTAACACTCGCGGTTCTTTTGCAGAGCCTATTAGTTCAAGAATATAGGTCACATAGTCGTGCGTGTGTTCTTCCATTTCGGCATCATAAAAATCGAGATTGTCACGGACATCAGTGACATCTTCACCGAGAGCAGACCGCACCTTATACTCGCCCAACTCATGGGCGCAAGTTCCCTCGGCGGCATAAGCGGAAGTGCTGTCGGGATAATGCTCCGCGAGCCGAGCAGACGGCGGGCAGTTCAACCACCGCTCCGCACTCGATGCCGACAGAAAAGCGTGTTGTTTTTCGGGTATTTCTTTCATTGCAACGCCTCCGCATCCGCTTTGAGTGCGGCATAATTTTCCGGCGGAACGCTCGTGAGATTCCCACTGCCGTATTTCTTCAGCAACGCCTTGACTTCGGTGCGGAATCCCGATTCTGCTTTCGCCGCGATGATTCCCCGCAGTTCTTCTTTTGTGATTTCGGTAGTTTCGGGAGCGGGCGGCGGAGCAGCTTGCGGTTCTGCGAGTTCAATATGCTCCTGTTCCGCGACCTCCGGCGGTTTGCCGTTGTAGAAATCCGTCAGACTGTCAGCCGCGTTGGTGAGGGATTTGGCGGCGGCGCGGAGTTCCTTGATACAACGGTCGAGTTCAGACATTTTCGCCATTGGTTTTTTCACCTCCCTCCTCAGTTGAGTCATCTTGCCGAATAGTACGCAACTTCACGGCGAGACGTTTTGATACGATGGATATTGCCGAAAGAATCCCTGCGATTTCTTCTTCTATTTCGGTATAATCCTCAGTTTTTGCCTTTGACATGGCTTCACCTTCCTTTCCGAAAGGGCAATTTGCAACCCCTTCTACTATCTACAGACAGTTAGAAGGGGTTTGCTAAAGAAATTTAGAAATTTTCTTCAAAATATTTTTTCAACATCTGAAGAATGCGTTTTTTGTGGTAATTAATGCTCGTGAATCCGTACTTGTCGACTAATTCACGCTCGGTCTTTTTGTTCCAAAAAATGTCTTTGATGAGTTCCTGTTCCCACTTTTTCAAGAGGGAGCGGAGAGCCGTGTACAAAAAGTCAAGCATGGCTTTATCTTCAAAAACAGTCGTAAAATCACAACCGTCAGCGAACAAGCCTTCCCCTGCGGAATCGTCCAAGTCCGCTATACGTCTGGTGTTATTCCGTTGACACCCCTCGCACTTTTTGGCACATTTCAGTCCGTTGGCTGACCTGTGTTCAGAATCGCAATAATGGCTCATCTGACAATTACCGCAATCAAACGGACAACGTGCGGTATACTTGTCCACGCAAGAAACAGCACGTTCTGCTTGTTTCTCTTGTGTCCAAATGCTCTGCATATTGGCACGGGCGATTTCCTCTCCTGTTTCGTTTTGCGGCAACCTCACAACAAGCCCCGACTCCTCGTCAACAAACCAACGCTGCGGGTAGGTTTTGTTTTCGGAATTAGCGAGGCACTCCGCACGGGTAGTCGTGATGTGACTGCCGTCTTCCGTGAGAATGAAGTACGACATCGGCTCGCCCGATTTTGCCTTATACGGGATTTTCATATAGATTTACTCCTTTGTTTTTCATTGGTTGGGGTTTGAAAATCAAAGTGAGTTACGGATATTTGGCGATATAGCAGAGCCATTCCGATAACTTGTCCGTTCTTGCAATAAGCAGGGACTGGCTATCAAAATACGTCGAACGCAAAAACGCCGTGATTCCGTTGTTAGGAATCGCGGCGTTTTGAATGATATATGTAATTCTATCCCGAAATGGTGCGGGAAATTTAAAATTGTTCAAAAGAAAAAAGCCTCCTTAATTTTTCATTAAGAAGACTTTATCACACGAACCTTATGCGAACCTTATGTGAACCTTATGCGAAACATATATTTATCGCAGAATAACATAAAAAAGTTCTTAGAGTGACATCATTCTAATCACTTTTTATTTTTATTGTTGAATCATGGTGAAAATCTATACCCTATTTCCCGCTCAGCTTTTATGTATTCCTTGCCTTGCGAAACTTCCGAAAGATTACTTCGTATCATGCTAATCACTCGCCACAGGCTGTTGCTTGCTTTTTCGGAATACTCCTCACCCCAAACAATCCGCAGTAATTGTGCGGTTTCTAAAAAACAGCCACTGTGTTCCATTAGCACCTTTAAAACTTCAAATTCTTTTTTAGGCAGTTTTACTTCAACATCGTTTACAAAAACAAGGCGGCGTA